CCGTGCGTTGCGACTGGCCAGCGATCAGGCACAGCTCTGCAATGGCCTGTGCTTGGCCGCGTCCGCTGGCGAAGGATTGCGCCAGCGCGGCATGGGCAGCAGGTGTTGGTTGCGGATCGACGTCGGTCTGCGGCTGGTCGCCCTGCGGGTCGGTGTCGGCCGGGTCGCTCGGGTTGTCGTGGTCGTCTTTTGGGGTGGTCATGGTGTTCTCCAGGGTGAAAGATTTGCTTCGGGGCGGGCTTGAGATGGCTTGAGTGGACAGGCTTCGCGGCGAGGCGCGGGCCACGCCGGGCTGCGCCAGCCGCTGCTTGGCCGCCAACGCGTCGGTGAATTCGGTCATCACCTGTTCGAGCGGCAGCACGGCGTCGGCGAGGCCTGCTGCCACCGCCTGCTCGCCGTAGAACAGCCCCGCCTCGGTGGCGCGCACAGCATCCGGATCGAGGCCGCGCATCTGGCCGACCTGATTCACGAAGATGTCGTAGAGGCGATCCACCTCGGTCTGCAACGCGGTGGTGGCCTGCGGGCTGAGGGGCTCGTGCGGGGAGAAATCGTTCTTGTGGCTGCCCGCGAAGACGGCGGTGTAGTTCAGGCCGTCCTTGGCGTCCTTCACCGACTGGTCGACGTGCAGCGCGATCACGCCAATCGATCCGACGCCAGCGGTCTGCGACAGCGTCAGGCGCTGGCAGGCAGCCGCGATGGCAAAAGCCGCCGAGTACGCGGCATCGTTGGCGTGTGCCCAGATCGGCTTAATGGTGCTGGCGGCGCGGATGCGCTCGGCCAGTTCGAACACGCCCGAGGCCTCGCCGCCGGGCGAATCCAGATCAAGCAGGATGCCCGCCACCTGCGGATCGGCCAGCGCGGCGTCCAGGCGGGCTTCGATCTCCCCGTAGGACATCAGGCCAGAGGCGGCTTCGATGCCCATCGAACGCCTGACCAGCGTGCCGACCACCGGGATGACGGCAATGCCCGCCCGACCCGATGTGGCGCTCTGGCGCGGCGTGGGCAGCGGCATGGCCATGTCCAGATCGGGCAAGCCGATGCGTGAACCGAGCACCGAGAGGATCACGTCGAGTTTGGGGCGCGCAATAAGGAGCGGCGTCCCGTAGAGGCGGGACGCCAGATGAACGAGTTGCATGTCAGTTGTCCTGATGGTCTTGCGGCACTGCCACCGTGGCGGCCGCATTCATGGGAGCGCTCAGCGGCGCTTTGTCATGTCGCGGGTCGGAATCGAAAACCAGACCGAGTTCGTCCGCCCGCTGGTTGTCGGCGGCGATCTCGCGATCGATGTCCTCGGCGTCATAGCCGAAGGCCGAGATGGCTTCCGAGCGAGACAGCAGACCGGCGCGAATGGCGGTCAGCATGGCGTCGAATTCCTTCTTGGGATCGACCCACTGCCAGCCCTGTGGAATCCACTTGGCGGCGAAGTAGTCGCGCTTCTTCTCGGTGAATTGCGGCAGCACCAGCGCGCCTTCAAGTAGCGCCTGTTCCATCCAGGCACGCCAGATCGGGCGGCACAGCTGGTGGACGATCACGCCGTGCTGGATGGCCTCACAGCGGCGGCGAAACTCCAGCAACCCTGCCCGGATCGACGAGTAGTTCACTTGCGTCAGGTCGCCGGTCAGCATCTCGTAGGTGATGCCCATCGCCGCTGCCACCGCCCGAAACTGCATGCGCAGGAATTCGGCGTAGCTCGCGCCGACGTCGGCAGGCTGACTGAACTTCACGTCCTCGCCGGGCTCCAGGATCTGCATCGTGCCCGGCTCCAGCCCGGCCAATGCCGCACCGCTGGCATCCGGCAGCCCTTCGCCCATCAGGTTGTCCTCAGGCGAAAGGCGCGTGATGAAGCCTGCGAACATGGCTGCCGTCTTCTTGCGCACGAGCTCGGCGTCGTCGTACTGGTCGAGTTCATTGAGCTTGACCAATGCGCGCGCCAGCCACGGTTCGCCCCGGATCTGTCCGGGCCGCAAGGGACGAAACAGGTGGATGACTTCGCTGGCCGGGATACGCACCGTGTCGAGACCGCCCACCACGCCACCGGTGCCCGACATCGGGGCCAGTGAGCCATCACCCGGGTGCGAGCGATACAGGTGGTAAGCCACCCGCCGTCCGAGCTTGTCGAACTCGATGCCCGCACGGATCACGTTTCCCGAAGCCAACTCCTGATTCAGCGTGGCTGGCAGGTGTTCGGGTTCGAGCAGCTGCAGTTGCAAGCCCACCGGCAGGACATCCTCCGGGCGGCGATAGCGCAGCCGCACCAGACATTCCCCGCCTTCGAGCATGGCGCGACAGGCCAAGGCCTGCAGGCCGTAGAAATCAGTCAGTCCGGCAGCATCGGCTTCCTCGCACCAGTCCCACCACAGGCTGTGGATGGCTTCGCGCAGGGGCTGATCGGCCAGCATGCTTTGCGGCTTGATGCCGGTGCCGATGGCGTTCGAGACAAAGGCCTCGACGCCTGCCGCTGCCCAGGCATTGCGGCGTACCAGATCGCGGCTCTTGGCGCGCAATTCGTTCTGGGTGAACGCCAGAGCTGCGACCGCACCGGGATTGCCGACCTGCCATGCCAACGCGCGGCGGCCGCCACCGATGCCGTCATAGAACGGCGTGCCGCCAAGCAGGCTCATGCCGACGCGTCTGCGCATACGGTCAAACCATTGCATGTTCAGAACCCTTTGCCGGTGGTGACCCGGATCTGGCGCGGCGCACCGGGCCATAGTCCGGTGTCCACGGCCTGCTCGAAGAGATCGCGCTTGACCGCCGCGATGGCGGCCTGGAGTTCATCGACGCTGCGGTATTCGACGGTCTTGTCGCCGAAAGTCACGCGCTTTTCGCCCTTGACCAGCGCCGCTTCCAGTGCGTCGAGATGTGCTTGTGTGTAGGCCATCAGCGGTACACCGTGAGGTTGATTTCGGAGGAGTCGTCGAAGGATGCGGACGTGGTGGCGCAACTGATGTCGACGTACTGAGCGGTCTTCTGGTCGGTGCTGGATCGCACGATCGCAATGCGCTGCGTGCCGCTGTTGGTGCTGCTACGGGCGAGCGCCGTCCAGCAGTAGTTGGAATCCGGCATGGCAGTGGCGAAGGTCACCCGGTAGCGGCCAGCCGCCGTCCGGGTCACGCTGGCCACGTTGTGCGATGCACGCACGACGACCTGCGTGCCGACGTAGCCGAAACACACCCACGCCCGGGCCAGACCGGGGTGGGTTGCGTCGATCTTGGTCTTGACCTCGAGTCCGACACGACTGGCCAGCGCACTGATGCGCGATGCGAGACTCATCAGACCAGCGCACCCACAAAGACCGCGACGAAGTCAGTGTCTGTGTTGCCGACATCACTGGCCGCGACGGCACCGATGTTGCTGCGTGCCTGAAGTTGCTCGACCACGGTCAACGACTGCGCCGCATCGAAGCGCACACGGTTGTTGACGGCGGCCAGCAGGGCATCCAGGCCACTGGTGCCGTTCTGCAGCAGTTGCTGGATTTCCACCAGCGTGTCGTAGGCGGCATCGGCACCGCCCAAGATTTCGGTCTTGAGCGCATCGAGCAGCGAGACGATCTTGTTGGACGAGTACGTGGTCGTGGCCGCGACGTGCGCATCGTCGATCACCGCCGACGACACCACGGCGGCCTTCAGTTCGTTGATGGCCGCGACCAGATTCGACTTGTCGGTGGTGGTGAGGTTTGCCAGGTTGCCTGCCTTGGCGCGGACGTCGTTGAACTCCTGCGCGACGCGGATGACCAGGCTTTCGATACGGGTAGCAAGACTCATGTTTTCTCCTTGGGGTGTCAGGACAGCCAGCGGCTTTTGATCACGCGCCGACCGGTGTTACGGTTGCCAGAAACAGCGAGGCCACCGCGTTGGGTGGCCTCGTTGATCGATTCAGTAGGTGTTTCAAGGGCTGGCGGACCGGCCAGCCCCAGTTGTCGCTCCAGTTCCCGCCAGTGACGTTCCTCGAAGCGATCCAGACCCGCCGCCGATGCAGCCGCGCGGGCGTAGACGTAGCAGTCGAGCGCCTCATTGCGCTCACGCATCTTTTGCCACTCACGCACCGGGAAGCCGTTGCGGTCGCGGCGGGTGATCAGTTGTTCCGCGCAGAGTTGCTGGATGAACTCAGCGTCGATCTTGGGCAGATGGACGAACCCGGCCGGGAACACCGTGGTCAATCCGTCCTCGCCAACATCTGCGCTCTTGCGCAGGTTGTTGTAGAACTCGAGCTTGGCGATGCTGACCGCCACCGTGTACACCTTGATGCCCCGGCGCAGCTTCTTGCCACCCTGCGAGACATCGATGGCGGTCGGCGTGCCGATCAAGGCTGCACCGCGAGGCACCCCCTTGACCGCCATCAAACGCGAATCGCGGCAAGCCCGCACAAAGGCGTAGGCCTCCTGCGTTGCAAACCCGGTATCCAGTGCAAAGCGCACCAGCGGCATCACCGCGCCGGAGGCGTGAGTCCAGGTTTCGGCCAGCATTTCAGTAAGGCGCTTCCACACCGCGTCGCGGGCGGTGTCACCCATCAGCACGCGGTGCTCAACCAGCCAGGACTCCTTGCCACGCCCGAAGGCCCAGACCGAGGCCTCGATGCGATCCTTCTGCACGTCTGCCGCGCCGACCAAGAGCAGACCGCCTTGCGGCACCGTACCGACACGGTAGTCCTCGCGGCGTTCGACCAGTCGTTGCCAGTCCGGCGCTTCGCCTTCCTCGACCCAGGTTTCACCCAACTCGGTGTTCTTAAAGGTCTTGATGGCGGCGGCCGATCCCGAATCTTTACTGACTGCGGCTTCCCACGCAGCGGCGATCTCCCGCCACGAGCGCCAGCCAACCGGGCTGTACAGCGATGACAGGTGAAAGCCTGCCGTCTTGCCCGTGCCATCGGTGATCATCGCGCGCCACTCGCCGTGCTCCAGCATCCACGTCTTGTGGTGCTCGGCAATCGCGGTGTCACATGACTCACAGATGTAGGCAGCGGTCTCCGGTTGCCCTTTGTCCCAACGCAGCTGCTCGAAACGCAGCCACTGCCGGTGCGAGCAATGCGGACACGGCACAAAGTAGCGACGTTGGTCACTGGCCTCGTACTCGCGCTCGATAGCCGACGCACCTGAGATTGTCGGCGTCGAGACGATGAAGATCTTGCGCCGCGCGAAGGTGCGTGTACGCGCCTCGGCCAGCGAGATCGCATCGCCTTCACCCTCGACGTCCAACGGATAGCCGTCGACCTCGTCGAGAAACAGATACCGCACCGGCATCGAGCGCAGTCCGACCGCGCTGTTGGCCCCGGTCATCACCAGCACGCCACCCCGGAACTCCTTGGCCAGGATGGTGTTGCCGGAATCCCGGCTGCGTGCCGGTGCAATCAGTTCAGCCAGTGCGGACGACTCCTCGATCAGCGGATCGATCCGCTGCTTGGAGTTGCGCTTGGCCATCTCCACTGTCGGCCAGACCGCCATCATTGGCCCGGGTGCGTGATGGATCACATAGCCGATCCAGTTCGACCCCATCTCGGTCGCGCCAAGCTGCGCCGCTTTCATGAACACCACACGCTCGACCG